TCGCGCAGAAACCATGAAAGCGTCCATCAGTCATTCTTTGACGACCTGCCCGAGGACGACATTATGTTCACGGAGTTCGACGACGATGACGACGACGTTTTCTAGCCGATAGAGAAGGTAAGCGACCCGCTCAACTTCTCGCCGTCCTCCACGGACGTCACCGTGAGCCCGATGCGGTTCATGATCATCGTCGCGATGTCGCCCATGTCCTGGACGTAGTCAGCAATCTGCTCGGGGGTCGACCGGTCGTCAATGGCCAGCGCTACGAGGACCGTGGTGATTGTCTCATGAATGGCGAGGCGAGCCTCTGCCGGTGTCTTGGTTGCCATGTTGGTAATCCTAGCCCGGAGTGCTAATCTGTGCCCGTGCACCGCTTGGTGTACACAAACCACATTCGGAGGATACGAAGTGTCAGCATCACCAATCACCCTCGTCGGCAATCTCACGGCGGACCCAAAGTTGGACTTCCTCGCAAATGGGACGGCAAAGTTGTCGTTCTCCATCGCGTGCAACCACTACTGGACCGACCAGTCTGGCGAAAAGCAGGAGAAGACATCCTTCTTCAATGTCGTCGCATGGCGCACCCTCGCCGAGGACGCGGCGGCAGTCCTGTCCAAGGGCGTCAAGACCATCGTGGTCGGTCGCCTGGAGCAGCGCTCCTATGAGGACAAGGAAGGCAACAAGAAGTCAATCGTCGAGGTCGTCGCCGACAACGTCGGCCTGTCGGTCTACGGCGTCGATTCGTTCGAGCGCAAGGAGCGCACTGCCAAGACCGGCAACGCGGCTCCGCAGAAGGCGCGTCCGAAGGTCGCCATGACCTCTACCCGCAACGTCATTGCGGAAGAGTCTGAGCCCTTCTGATGTCGTTTTACGTCGACAACGACTGGTGGAATGACCAGAAGTACCCGTCGCTCATGAATCGGAGGCAGCGCAAGCAGCGCATCTCCGAACTTGAGTCCACCATTCGTACGAGAATGGAGGACGGCAGTCGGGTCTCCAGGTCATTCGACGTCAAGGATGGGGTCGTCACGGTTACTGCCGATCAGATGAGGGCATTCAACAACGCAACGTCGGATGTCCGCAAGATCAGGCAGGAACTCGACACCCTCATCAGCATTGACAAGAATTCACGCAGGAACGACATCATTGTGATGACGGTAGGCATCGCGACGATAGTTCTGGCGTTTGTCGCCCTGGCGGTTATCTAGCCCAGCAGGCGCAGAGTCGTGGGGGCACCCGTGCCATTTGGAAGAGATGGTGCGGGTGCTCCTACTTCCATGTTATGTCGTATTTTGCGGCAACATCTACTGATATTCTTCGCATAATGGAAATCAAAGCCGTGCGCAAGAAGAAAGAAGAGCCGATTACCGACGAGGCGATCACGGCTCTACTCCCCGAGGATGTCGTAGCGCTGATTCTCGCCGTCAACCAGGACGAGAAACTCATCAGCAACGAACCAGAGGTGCAGAACCTGTTGCCCCCAATCGAGGTCATCAATTGCGTGTTGGCGCACTCCGGTCTCCGCAAGCCGTCCACGGCAGATGAGATTGGACTGGCAGATGACTGGATGAACGAACAGCAGTCATGGCAGGACCGCGCCATGTCCGTCGAGAACCAGTTACAGAAACTTGAGCCATTCACCCGTGAGGGCGCAATGGCTGGGCGTATTCCTGGTTGGGCAATCCACCCGTGGGCATCAGGCCTGCTGCACAAGTGGTCGTCGGGCCTGCAGAAGGCCGTGCTTGATGCAGAGAGTTACGTAATACAGAAGAGTCCAACACTCATGAGAGGCAAAATCAGATGATTATCGACGATAATGACGGCGTCCAGGACGACAACGTCGAGGCCGCAATGGATGCGGTCGCGAACACCGAGGCACCAACCCGCAAGCAGTCCACAGGCGCAAAGCGAGGCGAGCAGGCCCAGAGCCAGATTCTCATTCGCGCCACGCCCGAGGACCACGAGTTGATCAAGCGCGCTGCGGCCCACGAAGGTATCTCCATGTCGGAGTTCGTGAGGCGCGTCGCCGTACAGAAGGCCTCGGAGTCCGTTGAGTGCCAGCACCCCGCCAATTATCACAAGCGATACCCGTGGGCCGACTTCTGCCTCAAGTGCGGTCAGCGCATCGCCGATAGGGGCGACAACATCAGTTACAAGATTGCCCGACGGAAGAAGCCGCCGAAGACCAAGTGAAGAAGCAGCGCAAGCCGCTCAAGCGGACCCCGATCAAGCGTGGAACCAAGAAACTCTCCACGAAGACCGCGCTAAAGAAAAGGTCGAAGAAGCGCGACGAACTGTACGAAGAGCGAAGGCCGATCGTACAGATGATGCTGTCGACGAGACCCTGGTGCGAGGCGTGCCCGATATTCGCCCAATTTGACCGCAAAATCGCCTATAAACGAAACCCCTCCGTGGACGTCCACGAACTCCTCCGTAGGTCGCAGGGCGGCAGCATCGTCGATGCTGACAACTGCATCACCGTGTGTCGCCCGTGTCACAGGAGGATCGGGGGTAACCCGCAACTCGCATTTGACCTCGGTCTTGCACGCAGGGGCCACGAACAGCGATGAGCGTCAATCGCAAGTCGGCACCACAGCAGCAGGTCGTCGAAATAGAACGTACTGGCCAGTGGGGAAAAGTCGAATACCGGCATCGTCTCGGATGCGGGCACTACGAGACCCGCAAGCGTCCTGCACGAACTGCCACGATCGCCTGCACGTGGTGCGTCGTAGCAGAGGAGAAGGGTAAGGAACTCAGGGCTCTGGCAACGCCCGTAGCGCCAGTAGCGGCATCCGTAGACGATGTCTGGGACTTCTTCGACGAGGTAGCCACGACAGAGGTTGAGGTAGCGCGTATGAGGTCGAACATCGCCTCGGTTGTCGGGTGCGATCAGGAGTCGGTCGAAATGGTGTGGTCGTTCTCCGAAGGCGGTGACGTGCAACTTAATTATGTGACCATTTTCCTTGATGCCCGTCAGGCAGAGACGCTCGCGAAACGAGCCCAGACAAAGTAATACCGGTCATTGACCTGAGGGCAGGATTGGCTAGAATGGCACTTCCTTGGAGGTGATATGGCAGACGTTTCTGGCGCAATACGACAGATGGGGTTCGATACGTCCAGGGCTGCGTGCCGTGGCATGGACGTCGAGGTTTTCTACCCGCGCATCACCGAGGCAAGCGACAGGAACAGGCTGAAGGTGCTCGTCCGTGAAGCCGTTGGGGTTTGCGAGCAGTGCCAAGTCAAGGACCCGTGCCTGGATTATGCGCTGACGAACGAGCCGCTCGGCATCTGGGGCGGCAAGACGGAGTCGCAGAGAATGAGAATGCGACGCAAGCATGGGATCGTCATCAAGGGCGCGTCGTCGCTCCTGGGTGAGAACGTGCGGAATTCGGTGGGCGAACAAAATGAGTAGCCCTCCGTCAGAGCCCGTCGCTTCAGTTCTCTCCAAACTGAACGGCGTAAGGCGGGCTGGTAGTGGCTGGCAAGCCAGGTGTCCATGCAGAAACGACGACGACAACCCGTCGCTGTCCATCGGCGAGGGGCGTGATGGTCGTGCTCTACTGAACTGCCATAGAGGCGGCGGCTGTTCCGTCTCTGAAATCTGCGATGCCATGGGCATCAAGGTCGCTGAACTGTACCCAAACGCATCCACGCCAGCCGCCCAGACATACGACGAGCGGAATGACCCGCGCGTACTGACCCTCGTCGCGACATACAACTACAGGGACGAAGACGGGAAACTGCTGTTCCAAAAGCAGCGGTTCGTAGACCAGTACGGCAAGAAGACCTTCAAGCAGCGTCGCCCGAACCCGAACGGCAACGGCAAGTGGCTGTACAGCCTCGATGGCGTGGACAAGGTGCTGTACCGCCTCCCCGAGGTCGCCCGTACGCGTCGCTCCATGGACGTCATCTGGGTCGTGGAGGGCGAGAAGGACGCGGACACACTGGCGAAACTGGGGATGTGCTCCACGACGCCTCCGAACGGCGCTGGCAAGTGGCTCGATATCCACACGAACGCACTGGCTGGTTCGAACGTCGCGATCGTCGCGGATAACGACGATGCCGGTCGAGCCCATGCGATCATGGTCGCCCACACGCTCATCCGTGCTGGCTGCACCGTGACGACGTTCGTCCCACCCGATGGGTTCAAGGACGTCACCGAGATGATCGAGGGCGGCAAGTCGATTGATGACTTACTTAGTCTGTCGCTTGATAAGGCTGCGACGGAGCCCGTTGATCACGAAGAACCCGAAAGTGAGAGCGAAGAGCACGACGAGTCTGCCGTCGAAAGCGCCACGTCCGACATCGCTGCGCTCAGCAAACAGATCGCCGAGATACTCGCCCGCGAGAAGATCGCCGTCGAATCGCGGCTCCTGCGCGTCAAGATGCTGGTTTCGCAGTTCGGACATGAATCCCAGTATGACAGAGGGACGCTGGTCAACTGGCAAGAGTTCCTCAGTGAGAAGGTTGACGAGACCTACGACTGGCTCATCCCGAACTTCATCGAGCGAGGCGAACGAATCATGGTCGTCGCCGCAGAGGGCGTCGGAAAGACGATGCTCGCGAGGCAGGTCGCGATCTGCAGTTCGGCTGGAATCCACCCGTTCACCCGTGAGCGCATGCGTCCCATCCGCACGCTCACGATCGACCTTGAGAACCCAGCCCGCATCATCCGCAGGAAGTCGGAGTCGATCATGGGGGCGGCTCTTCGCTTCGGCCACACCACCAAACTCGACTGCCACATCCTCATCAAGCCGTCGGGCGTGGACCTCCTCCGCGAGACGGACAAGTCGTTCATCGAAGAGACGGTGGAGAAGATCAAGCCAGACATGCTCTTCATCGGCCCGGTCTACAAGTCGTTCCTCGACCCGGGTGGGCGCACCTCCGAGGCGGTCGCCGTTGAGGTCGCCCGCTACTTCGACATGCTCCGCGACTACTACAACTGCGCCCTGTGGCTTGAGCACCACGCGCCTCTCGGGTCGTCCATGGCGACGCGCGAACTGCGCCCGTTCGGCTCCGCAGTGTGGTCGCGTTGGCCGGAGTTCGGCATGGCGCTGCACATCGACCCGACGGTCGTCGGCGACGTCGTCTACGAGGTGAGACACTTCCGTGGAGCCCGTGACGAGCGGAAGTTCCCCACCCGCATGGTCCGTGGCAAGGTCTTCCCGTTCGACGTCACGGAATTCAATACAATGTAGGAATGAGCGAAAAGGGCCTGACCCGTGAGTTTCTGGCAGAACGGGATGTCCGCATATTCAAGATGCGCCAGGCTGGCGTAGCGGTCTCCGAGATCGCCCGTAGGTTCAGTCTGTCCAACTCGACTGTTGCGTCCGCCATCCGCAGGCAGTTGAGCAAGTTGAGCCAGGAAGCGCTGATGGCGTACCCGGAGGTGCTTCAGATGGAATTGGAGCGTCTCGATGCCCTGCAGTCCGCCGTGTGGCCGTTGACGCAGCATCGCAAGGTCAAAATGGACGACGGCACCGAGGTCGCAATCGAGCCCGACATCAAAGCGGTGTCCACCGTGCTGTCGATCATCGATCGGCGCGCCCGTCTGCTTGGAATGGAGCAGACCAACGTGAACGTCAACATGGACGTCCGTGACTCGTCCCAGAACGTCCGCGCGGTTCTTGCCGGTGCGCCAGGTGTCGTCGAGTCGGAGAAATTCGATCCCGAGTCGGAAGCCCGTAAACTGCTCGCCATTATGCAGCAGTCAGGCATCCTGCCCGAGGACACCGTCCGCAGCATCCTCGGTGACATGCCCGCGCTGAACGACGGCAGCGACATAGAAGACGCCGAAATCGTTGAGCAGCCCAAGATTATTGACCATGGAGATGCAGGGTAAACCCGTTGCATGGTTTATACTGTGTTTGCTCGTAACCACACCCAATAAATCGGAGGGAATAATCCCATGAGCGCAGTCACAGCAACAAACATGTTCGTCTGGTCGTCGGAGGCTGCTCTGACGGCTGCTGCGAACAAGTACCGGTTCGTCGCTCCGTGCGACGGCGTCATCCTGAACGTCGAGGCTGCTTGCCTGGTTGCGCCCGTTGGTGCTTCCATCATTCTTGACGTCAACAAGGGCGGCACGACGATCTTCACGACGCAGTCGCGTCGCCCGACGATCGCCGCCGCTGCGACGACCGCCACGGTTGGCGACGTCGAGGTGACCTCGTTCTCGGCTGGCGACGTGTTCACGGTCGACGTGGATCAGGTCGGCTCGTCCACGGCGGGTACCGGGTTCTGCATCTCGGTCGCCTATGGCGCCAAGACCGCCCTCCCGACGGGCACCCGTGAGATCGACTTCCGCTTCGGCGAGGTCGAGGCGTAGTCAACGCCTACTAGCAAGTACGTGGGAAGCCACGGCCCGGCGAGAAATCGTCGGGCCGTGGCTTTTCCGTTTTATGGGGTTTGTCGACATCCGTGGTAGCGTCACCCGTATGGCACTCGACATGAACACCATGGGCCTCGATCTGTCCCTCACGTCGACTGGCATCTCCGTGAACGGGCGCACGACGAGCATCTGCTCGACCACCCGTGGACCCGCGCGGCTCGTGGCGATCCGCAACGAGGTCATCGATTCGATCGTCGAGAACAGGGTACGGATCGTCGCGATCGAGGGCTATTCGTACGCGTCGCGCAACTCGCAGGCGCACTCGCTGGGCGAACTCGGTGGCGTCATCCGCGTCGCCCTCCACGAAAAGGCGCTTCCGTACGTCGTGATCGCGCCAACCGCCCGTGCGAAGTTCGCGACGGGCAAGGGGAACGCATCGAAGTCGGAGGTCGTCTCCGCGATCTCCGCGAAG